AACTATTCATAGAAAAAGATTTTAGCAAAGATAGAATGTATAAAGCTATGGATTATTATAAAATCGACGCAATAGAAGAACTCACGGATGTTGAAGCGCAAGCATTCATAACGCAATTGGAAAAAGTATAATGCAATTACAAAATTATATTGGGTTGGTTTGTGGATTCATAGCATTTTATCGCTTAATGTATGGTTATGAATTTAGCTGGGTGGATATCTCAGTCCTAAGTTTAGGTACAATTTTAATGTTTGTATAAGGAATTAGTATGATTAACATAGCAATAATATTAGGAAATGTAGGAAGCAAAGAATCAAAGTCTCTTAAAAATGGTAGAGAACTAACAATATTATCGATAGCCACTAATAAGAACTACAAAGACACAAATGGAGCTACAAAAGATGTTACCACCTGGCATAATGTGATTTGTTTTAATAAAATGTCAGATATTGCTAAAAAATATGTACATGTTGGCGATAAACTGCATGTGCAAGGAGAAATACAACATAAGAAAATGGAAACAGGAGAACGCGCAGGCCAGTATTCTTATTCTATTTTAGCACATGATTTAAAATTCATCCCGTCTGGCAAGAAAGCTTCAAATGCCCCAACTACCGAAGGCATAACCATTCCGGTTCAAAATGATGATACATTCGATGATGACGCAATACCATTCTGATTTTCAAAACAATACCAGGATATGACCTTTATTGCTTCATCAACCGACCAACAGACAGACACATAATAATTCTGTTGGCGCATGTCGTATAAGAAATCCTTCTGGAAATCAGATAATTTGCCACCTGAACTTTTAAGTTCTATCCAGGCACCACCATAACCATGGCGAGGCATTGCAATTAGGAGGTCTGCGACACCTGCTCGCATACCTAAGTCCTTTAAAAGCTTCCCATAACGCGCGCTACGCCGTCCTTCATTTGGGAAGTGCATTACCAGCCCGTTTAGCATTGGATGCCTTCTAACCCATTCCATGACGGTTTTATGGATAGATTCCTCAGGTATGTCGCCTGATTTTAATAATCTGAAGCGTGGCATTTTATCTTACCCGACGAGCATATATACCACCACTACAGTTAATGGTTCCCGTGCCAACTTCTGTACCACTTATGTATATCGTTGTGTTAGTAGTTAAGCTTGCTCTAAAATAAGGTGCTGGTAATCCACAAGATGCACCTGTTGCGAGCGGTGTAACTGTATTAAATAAAGCAGCATTAGGTTGAGTTGCAGAAGTTGCACTTATCCATACAATTGCTTGCTGTACGGTGGTGCCTTGTGCATATATATTGCCAAAAACATCCCAATCACCGGCTGAAAGAACAATTGAGGTCAGATCTTTAGGAGTTGCCGAGGTAAATGTGACTGGAGCTCCAGTGGTTATAACACTTGATATAAACTCTCCAACTTTCCCAGCTCCAGCATTATCATTAGTTGTAGTACCTACAATACCTCCAGTCGTTGGAGAGAATGTGACGGATGTAGCGGTGGCCGCGCCTAGTATCGGCGTAACGAGAGTTGGGCTGGTGCTGCCGACAAAATTAACTGTTCCAGTACTTCCTGCTAATCCTACATCCACTGAATTATTGGTCGCCATTTATACATTCCTTGTATTAGTTAATCACATTATTATACAATAGTTAAACCAGCTGATTGTGGCCCACAAAGCGCTGTCCATTCTAAATTTGCTACTGTGCAAATCATGGAATACGAGTCTTTAGCATTTGTGGAGGCAACAGAACCCGCGGCTGATGTTGTTGAACTGCCTATGACAATCGTTTGACCAACGCCGCATTGAACAAGCCATCCACCTGCACCTTTGCCTATTATGTCTATTTCATCGCCAACGATACTTGTAGCAGGGAGAGACAAGGTAACTAACGCGCCGTTATTTGCGATATAGCCATTATTTGAAACCATTGTTTGTGATGTTCCTGTCACTACAGTCCAAGCAAAACCTGCAAATCCGGTTGAATTTATAGTAATAGCACCGGCAGCATTCACAAGACTTATATTTGTACCTGCTGTTAATGTAGCAGGAACTGGATCAGCACCTGTAGAACCAATCAATAACTGTCCATTCGTTAATGGTCCTAGGAAATTAAAATTACTAGCACCTTCTGCAATAGGAATAGTGAAAGCTGTAGGATTTGATACGCCTGTTCCACCAAATGCTGGAGTTACAACAGATCCAGGAGTATTAACTACTAATGTCCAAACTGCTGTAGTTGCTGAACCTGTTGTTGTACAGATATATAAAAGTGAATTTGTTGTATCCCAGCAAAATTGATATGTTGTTCCTGCAAGTACACCGTTAGGATTGCCCGCATTAAACAAAACAACATTGGCCTGAAATAGATTGTATACTTGCTGCAATGTCTCTTGCACAGAAAGACCAAGATTTAATGGGCTTGCAACATAACCTTGAACTGCGCAAATAATATCCGTCAATTGAGCTGCGCTTGTTGAAGGTAACTCTGTGAACATTTCTTCAGTAGCCATTCTATATCCTTATAGTTATGCTATAATATTCTACGCTACGGTTAAATTACCTACTGCCGCAGTTACTGCAAAAGTGGTATTAGCTGTCACACAAACTATAGTCACGGAATCCCATAAATTGGTTGATGTCAATGACCCGGCCGATGTAGTAGCAGTGTTACCAAAATGTATTGTTTGGCCTGTGTTAGCAGCTAAAATCCATCCTGCAGCTCCTTTACCTTGAACAGCAAATACTGAGCCTTCAGCAGCCGTGGCAGGTAGAGTAACGGTTGTTTGACCCGCATTTGATATAATGTAGCCTTGGTTAACTGCAGCAGCCTGGGTTGTTCCTGAAACATCATTCCAGGTTAGAGAACCAACGCCTGTTGATGAAATGGTAATTGAACCTGTGACTGAGCTTATGCTAATCCCTGTGCCGGCACTTAAAGCGGCAGCTGTTGGATCGCTTGCTGTAGTTCCAATTAGAACCTGTCCGGCAGCGAGCACTATAGGTGTTGCAGCACTGGCACCTTCTGCTACTAAAATCCCATGAGCTGTAGGAGATGCAACGCCTAGACCGCCTTGAGTAGCTGATAATGGAAAAGGGGCATTCACTGTATTATTTGTGGCCATTAAGTTCGCTCCTTGAACGTAATAAATTTAAACTATTGTAAAATTACCTACTCCAGCTATGACATTCCATGTCAAATTCGCAGTCACACATAATAATTTTACATAATCCCATTGGTTGGTAGAAGATAAACTGCCTGTTGTAATTGTTGTTGAAGCATTGCCAATATGTATAATCTGGCTTGCGCCATACGTTATTGTCCATCCGCCTAAAGATTTGCCTGATATTTCAATAACAGTTCCCAATGCAGCAACGGCAGGCAATGTATATGTAACTAGGGAAGCCCCATTATCCGTGACATAACCCTGATTCACAGTTAAAGCTTGTGGGCTACTAGCTACATCATTCCATGTAACAATTTGCCCAACCGTTGCAAGCGTTCCTGAAGTTGGGAAGGTGACAGAAGTCGTACCTGTCATTGTAAAAGTAGACGCAAACGCACCTGATGTTGTTAAATTTCCACCTACCGTTATAGTCGAAGTTCCATTATTAACCCCAGTTCCACCATGTGCTGGATTGATAATCGCTGTAGATAATGCAAATTGTGCGCTAAAATTGGTATAGGTCATTGCAGCATCATTGCCAGCACCATAAGGGGACTGCCCAAAATACATTAAATCTGTACCGGTATTTGTTGTAATTGGATTTGCAATAAAAATTTGATTAATATTCTGACTCATAGTAGCGTCCAGTCTTGGCCGTCAAGGAAGAGCATATGCCCGCCATTTAATTCTAAAAAAAATCCCACAGGAGGTATTGGGTTTGGATTAAATTCTGGTTCCTGGACGTCTGTCATGATTGAATCACTGGCCAGACGAATCCACTTCATCCTAAATCCATGTGGATAAGAATCTCTCTCACTCATTGCGCAAGCCTACTGATTGCCCATAGTTCAATACCAATTTCAGCTACTGTGTTATCGGTAATAACACTAATCGTGCTACCAGCTAACACGGTTCTTTGGCCTGGATTTAAAGACGATGTAGTGGCAGCCAGAGTGGCCCCTGCGGGAACTGTAGCCGTAGTAGTAAAATCAACCCAAATATCAGCACCTGGTTCCATGCTGAAGGCTGCAATCCATACATCATAATTCGAAGGAACAGTGATAGATGTCGCATTACCATTGGTTAGTGTTGCGGAATATTTATTTTTGGAATCTTTAGGGGCGTAGGCATTATAGCCTTGTTCATCTCGTCCAAAGACTAATTCAGTACTAGCAGTCATTTAAATATATCCTTATATTTAAAATTTACTCTTTTTTCGACACATAATGACTTAATGTCTATTGCATCGACCTATTTCGAACTAAATCAGCAATTTAGTTAAACTACAGTTTAATAAACATATTATAAAACGTTCCAGGTTGTGTCACATTAGACGGAACTTGTACTGAATATGGTGAACTTATGCCTCCAGTAACTGCACTAAATTGTCCTGTCCCACCACCTGCAAAAACACCGACTCCTGGAGAGATAACAAAACTTGCCCCACCAGAGGCAGAATGTGTATGATTAAAGATTTCATTTATTGTTTGTATATGTTGGTATTCACCAATTACAGAAGCCGTTTGGTCTGTATAGGCAGTTGTCGTGCCTGTGCCATCAGTGGTCCATGCTACAAAAACTCTGGCTAAAGCATTGGCATAGGTTGTTGAAATAGAAAATGTAAACGCACCTATAGGTGTAACATAATAAATTGTATTAGCTGTAATTCCACCTGGTAATGCGCCGCCGGTGTTAGTAAATGTTACAGGTTGGCCTTGGAAATTGGCTAATAAATTAGTGCCATGGGTTAACAGTAACGTACCTGCATTATTAGAACCAGTGACTACATCTTTAAAACCTTGGTAAGTCATGGTTCCAGCTAGCAATGCTTCTATGGGCACCGTGCCCATCATAACTCTACCCATCATCTTGGTAAGACTCAACTGCCTATTTGCAACAAAATCAGCATAAGCTGTGGTAGGTGCTGTGATATTTGGGCCATAACCAACAGCTGTACCCGCACTCGTATACATTTGCGCAAGAGAGTTTGTTGTTCCTGCTCCCGGCGCGTTATATTGTGAGGCTACATTCCAAATCAGATTAAACAACGGCCAAACATCAGCATTAGCCCTGATATTAAGCGCGAGCATGCTTGGGTTGGATAAGGCGATAACTCCATCATTCATGGGTAGCCAGCCAAAGAAATAGAAGCTATTTAGGCTCGTGCGAATATCTCCTGTACGTGGAGAATTGATAATTGCATCTACCTGGTCATAGGTTTCAAAATCATTGTTTGGAAAAGTGCCATTACTGGTTAGGTAAATGCTAGGCTTTGTAAAGTTAATTTTGCATTGTAGATTTAATGGCATTTGTACCTGAAGGTATAAGGCATCATCTTCGCCTTGACCTAATACAAGTCCCGATGTTGCTGGAAAAGTCGCCGTACCATTATAAGTTGTCCATGATGTGCTTAAAGTAAATTGTCCAATTGGTATAGGGCTTACAGAAGATGGTGATGGCGTGCCACCCGTTCCGGTATCTTGTAGGATAAAGAGCTTAATAACATTAGCACCTGGATTTGTACTGCCCGCATTAGGATCGTTTTGTGCTTGTATGGTAAACGTAAAAGGAACGTTGGCTAGTGTATTAACATGCGATGATATTGGAAATTGATAGCATTTTTGTGTCTCACCACTTCCAGGAGCACTACAATTATGACTTAAATAATATTCGGGAACAATATCATTTGCTATAGGTTGTGCGTTAGATAAAGGGAAAGGCGTAAATGTTGCTATATCTGTGCCAGTTAAATTGTTTTTAATAAATTGTATATCAGGCATTCTGTAGCTATCATGTTGTCCAGGAGCGACTATCGTGCTATAAGCAGGGCCTGCAGCAGGAACGGACATATTATTTGAAACGCCATATGTTATCGATGAATAAGGCAATGTGCTAGTTGTAGCATTAGGTTGTACATTACGCCAAAACCCACTATTAATAACTAAATTAGAAAAAGTATTAGTAGGTGTAGGGCTTGGGCCACCACCGGCACCTTCAAAAGGAAAGTTCGCGCGTGTAATCTGGTTGGTCATCGCATGGTTTACGATCGTAACAAAGTATGGGTCATGTATTGACTCGTCCGTTTCAGACCATGGGTAATAGAATGGGATTGTATCAACGCCATTGATATCAGTTATTGTACCAGCAGCGCTTAAAGTCAAAGGGTTCGGTAATGTAATATAGGTGTAATTTCCAGGAGTTCCTGATTGATAATACCAGTTTTTAAGCGTTGTGCGGCTATTGTCATGGTACATAGTGACGGTTCCACCCGACATAGGGGTGCCGTCTTTGTCTATAAGAAAGTCCTGTAGCATAGGGGCGGCTACAAGTTTATTCACGTCTCCTGTGAATACTGACATATGATAAATCCTTTTATCATTATTGTTAAGCGACTCACGCAGCTTCGATATCCGTCACTTTGCGGGTATTGATATCGAAACTGCCACCGGAGTGCTTTAAACTCATTTTACATCTTAAAACCAGTGAAATCCATGGCCCATTATAGCACCTAATCCCGTAATAATCGTTAACACCCATCTAAATTCAGATTTCATTTCTTTTCTGAAATCCTTTAAATCATTGTCAATCTTATCGAAACGTTTGTCAATTTGCTCAAATCTACGGTCTAAACTAACAATAGCATTTTCTATAACTGTAATTCTTGAATCTTGACTCCAAAAATCTTTCATGCTTACTACATTATCGTCAATCATTTTGGCTCCTGTTGAGCCATCCTTGGCATCTTTTAATTGTTAAGGTTCAAGATATGTAAAAGTACCAAAACGCTCCTTACCCCTTTTCTCTGCGGCAAGTTGTGACTTGACTATATCAGTATAAAAAGAATAATCCTTATAATTGCAAGAACATCGGTCTAATATACTTGATAATATCCAATAACCAATTAGGAATATAAAAAAAATACCCATAAATATCTCAAATGTTTAAAATAAAATATTCTATAACATTTTTTAAACAATTGAAATCCCTATTCTCTTATTTTTTTAATGCCATAACCTAATGCCGTACCAATAGCTGATGTACTTATTAATTTATTTCTTAATTTTTTCATTTTTCTTTCTGCCAAATCGCGTTCATATTTTTTATTAATCATGGCTTGTTTACTCAATCCTGTTGCCTCTTCTTCATCTTTTAATCTTTGAATAATTTTTTTCTGTTCCTCAATCTCTTTACTCAATTGAGGAATATTTTCAACTTGTTTATATAATTGTGCATTTTGATTTGCATTTTCAAGCTGACCATGAGCTTGTCTTTGTAGTCTTAAAAGATTAGATATTTCAGGATTGGCATTTATATAAGGCACATTAATTGCATTGGGTTTTAAAAGATTTCCAGGCTTTTCCGCATATGTATGACCTAATGCAAGTCTTGACAATTCAGGATTATTTTGTATTAAGTTTCTTAAAATATCATTGCCTTTTGTAGTTCCTGAAAGAAAATCAATAATATTTCCTTTATATCTCCCATGTAATTTCATTTGTTGATATAAAGAATTTTCATTAAGCGGGCCAATTTTTGTAGAATATTCATGATTTAACTCATACAAACGCTTCATTGTTCCTTCTGGAAAATGTTTTTTAATAATTTTTTCCATATTCTCATATGTTTTTTTAGTCTCATTGGCGCGATCAATCCATTCATCATGCGCTTTAGGATCAAGACCAAATGCTTTTGAACGTTCTTGTCCTTCAATATTTCTTAAAGATCGGTACCCCCTAAAAAATTGACGACCATTAATTTTTTTATTTTTAGTATAAGCTGGAGTAATTAATTTTTTGAAATTTTCTTTATCCTCTTCGCTCACATCTGATTTTTTACCATAATATGTTTTCAAAGCCGCATTTACTGATTTAGTATCAGTAGTTGGAATTTCTATTTCTGGAAGATCGTTTTCAAGTTTATCCATTTTATCACCCCAAGCTTTGCGCAAACCACCTTGCCTAACAGTTTGCGGTAACCCAGTTTTAGGATGTGGCCTTACTACTTCCTTGCCTTCAACTTCATCAACAAGATTTTTAGATAAATCCTGTATATTCGTTTGTCCCTCACCAAGTTTTTGTCTTAATACCTGGTCAACATTACGCACTCCATGTTCAGCTTCTGGGATTAATTGCTCCCCAGGTAACATTTTTTGTTCACCCATGCGATTGCGCTGGAATGCCTTTTCGGCTTCAAGTTGAGCTTGCTTATCATTAGCAGTCAACATTAACTTTTCTGGATTAGGTGAGCCGAAATGATGTTGTGCAAAATTTTTCAAAGATGCTTCTTGTGATGCTTGGCGTTCATGTTCTAATTCTGCTTGTAAGAGAGCTTTTTCTTTTGCGCCTACATTATGGCTTTGGAAAAATTCTTTTATTTTATTGGTTATAGATGGTGCTACTTCAGCTGCTGCGCCTAAAGTTGCCCCTAACCCTCTATGTTCAGGACTTATAGCGGAAGCTGTGGCACTACCAGCTAAAATATTTCTTAACATATTTGGTAAATTTTTTACATAAGGAAGTGTTTCTAATCCTTTTTTAGCCGCTTGATAACCTTTGAGTGCTGGCATTCCCATACCTAATGAACCCAAGGTTTCTGCCCCTTCATTTAGATAAGGGAAATAGGGACTTCCATTAAGTTGTGGGTAATCTTGTTTTTGAATATTTACACCAGGAATTAAATTAGCTAAACCACGTCCCATTTCAATTCCTGTACCATAAAATCCTTGAGCGGCTGATGGTAGTCCTGTGCCTTGAACTGCATTATTAAAATGTCCAGCAATATCACCAGCCTTATGTAAAAGTGGATTGCCTTGTAACATTTCTGCTATTTTTTCTAAATATGGGTGTTGAATTTTTAATTGCTTTAGTTGAGATTCAGAATCTTCATTTTGATTCTGATTAGACAAATTTTCATCTGCAGGATGACCGCCAACGCTTGACCAATCAAATTTATTTTTCTGAGTGAATGAAGGTTTTTCATTAACAGCATATCCACCTAAAGATGACCAATCAACTTTATTCTTTGCCATTATTTAACCTCTTTAAAATCACCAGAAGCAATTAACTTACTAGCTTTATCTGAAGGAACAAATCCTGTTGATCCATCGGGTCCTTTTAACAAAGTAAATCCAGGATTTTTAGTTGTATTTGAATTTGTTTTCAGAACAGGGTATTCTTCATTTTCTGGCTGATTGTTAACAGTTAATCCACCTTGCAAATTCTGTTTATGTTCTCTTATTTTTCTTTCTATTACAGGCCAAGCATTTTTTAATCTATCCCTGATATTTTTTTCTGTTTCTCCTTTATGAAAACCTATAATGTCTTCAATTTCAGGATTACTAAAACCAATTGCCCTTAAAGCTGGAGCCATTTGAGAACGCAGTGTTTGAGCATTAGCGGCTATATTGGCAATTTTTCCTCCACCTAATCTTTGTGAAATAGCTTCAGAAAATGGTAATCCTGTTTTTTGAATTCCGCTTGCAATTTCTGAAATATCCCTTTTAAATCCACCGGCTCCTGTAACTTTCGGGGCTATCTCCATATATTGATCAAATAGTTTTTTAAGACCTTTTGTTTCTCTTACAACATCTTGTCCTTTTTGAACATTGGTTCCAGTAGGAGCATAGATTGTTTCTCCACCTTGACCCCTAAAAGCTGCCCCAGGTGTATAAGGGCTTTGTGTAAACTTACCAGTAAAATGCTCACCAGCGTTTTGTGGTACTAAACTTTGTCCTTGAGATGTCCCTTGAGTTTGTTGTATGTCATTATTTTGTCCTTCCATGTCAGGAGATTGAGGCATTCCTATATTTTGCTGTTGATTTGAATTATTAGCACCACCCATAGGAAATTGTTTACTTAACATCTGACTAACATAGCCCGCAATCTGCTTTTGTTGCTCAGGATGTAATGATGAAAAATAAGGACTACTAGCAAGCATTGCCAAAGGAGAAATTTGTTTATGAAAGATATCTGCTTCTTTTTCTCGAGGCAAATATTTCAAATTCATGCCTTCCTTAGCGCCAGACATTAGTCCTTCAATCAAGCCACTTAAAGGGTGCCTTGTATGGGGAATAGCAGCTAAGTTGGTTAATGTAAATGTCATTTATTGCCACCTCCACCAAATAATCCACCAATACCACCCACACCTTGTCCTAATGCTTTAAGTAGGTCACGGAACCAATCATTTTGCTGACTTTGGCCTGCAAATCCTGAAACCCCTTGCTGAGCCAATGCTTGGGCTATCATATTGGCATAATCACTACCAGATTTTTGACCCATACCAGCAACATTCTGGGAACCTTGGAAACCAGAACCAAACAGTCCTAATGCGTTTTGCATCCAGTTATTATAATCTTTACTTGCTATATCGTTTGAAAGCTGCATATTCTCTTGCTCATGTTGAGGAGAGCCTGCCATACCACCTGCGGCAGCTGCATGACCTGCGCCTTGCATAGCTTGTGCAATTTGGTTTTTAAGACCAGGGGATTCCTGATAGGATTTCCCGATCTCATTCATGAAGCCGCCAGGATTACCTGTAAGTTTTTTAATAATATCTTCAATACCTGGTAATTGACCTTTTCCAGCATTGATATACGGATCATAATATGGCTTTGTAGCTCCTGGAATTTGCCCAAAATATTGATTTGCGGTATCTGCAGGGTTCTTACCGCCATGAAATAGATCACTGAACCAACTCATAATTCATCCTTGAATCACGTTGTTTGTATTACTATTATACCATAAACCCTTATTAAGTTATTGTAAATGTCCACCATCTAGCATCTGCAATGTTAGGTGGTGTGGCACCATCATAACTTATAATAAAAATCTGTGGCGCTAAAATTGTACTATTATACATCGTCTGCCCACTGATATCAGGTGTCCCAGGAGGCAATGGATTCCCAATTAATGGCGTATAAAGTGCTTTAACCTGGTCGGCTTGCACAGTTGTTAAGGGTGGTAACTTCACGCCCTCATTCCTGAAATTAGTCTGCAATGTCTGGAAAAGCTGTCCTAACGCTAAATCCCAAAGATATGTAAACTTACCTTCCTTATCAACAGTAGGCTGCTCCCGTGGGTAATCTGGGAATATTGGCGTAGGATTATTAACATTTGCAACCATCTTATATCCTCACATTAACTTCACCATCAGTCACAACAAACCTACCCATGCCCCAGAATTTAAATTGCGGAACGAAATCGTTTGCAATACCTGCCTGCCACCACATAAGCCTATTTTTAGTATGCCCAATAGGCGGCAAATATTGTGCCCATTCGTTCCCAAAGGACTCGCCACCATCATCTGATATCGATAAGTCAACATGGGGTAGCGATAAGTTAGAAGTCCCCGTATTAGCCATCTGCTGAGCGATTAGAAGCTGTTGAGTGCCTGTAGCATTTTGTTGTGATACCAGGAGATTGCCGTCTTGTGTTATCAGGAATTCATCATCTTGCGTTGAAAACCCTAAGAAATCACTCTGCGTGACCAATGGATGCCTGTCTTGAGTTATTAAAATGATTTCACCTAAGGATTGTTGCTGATAATCAGTTTGTCCTGATTCAATGGTAAATCCAATATCGTTGATAATCATATAATCTTGGCCTGGCGTCCTGATATTAGCACAAGAGCGTATGCGTGGAATTTCGTGAGTCTCTACGATATTTAAGCTGTTCGTATCTTGGTAGGTGGTAAATACTGTATCAAAGGAATATAGATTTCCAGTATTTTTAGAGATAAAATAATACTGATTGTCTATATAAGCCACTTCGGAAGCAATGAAATAATTAAGGTTTTGATCGCAAGCATGATAGAACTTCTGGGTATTGAAATCATAAAAAAGGGATAAGTTATCAGTATAGAAGTTAATATGATAAAACAAATGGCCATCTTGTCTATAGAGAAAACCCTGAGAATCAGCCGGTTCTTGAAGTTGCGAGAATAAATAATCAATACCATCAGTCGTAATCTTCTGAGGCATGCCCCCGTTCGAGAATAAAATAATCGGCCCTGATTTCTCATTTTTACCTAGCCATACTACAATTTCGTCCATGTATGCAACAGTTGCAGGTTGTACACAGCCATAATCTATATTAAATTGGGTTGTACGAGAATATGGGAAAAGCTGACCCCCAACATCAAACCATGCTTCTGTGACGACACTTCCCATGACAAAAATCATATTTCCTTTTGATGGGAATCTAACTACAGCTTGTACATTATCAGGCTTTGTTTGTAATAGACCTACAAATCCCGCAGTAGATTTCCATATAGTACCATCATTCTGTCCTGATAGCCGCCATGTGTTATTTGCAGGGGGTGAGTATGTTGTGTCGTTCCTAGCAGCCAAGATAAAGTATGTATCATGGAAGGTTAGGTAACCGGGAGTGAAATTAAGATTAATTGCTTGAAATGATGGAGTAAGCAAAGGGTCATAAAGATAAAAAGCAGTTCCATCAGAAATACCAATCTGTGGCTTATTATTCTCTGCAATGTAAACCACGCCAGTATTAGTTTGTAGCGTCCCAATTAATATAACCTGGGAATATGTGACCTTTTGCTGACGCTGATTATAAACTAGTATTACTAAAAAAACATTAGCACCTATTACTACAACCAATTTATTAAACTTAGTACTCGTAAAGATAGCGCGCCCTTCTTTGCCTGCACGAAATTCATTGGCCAATAATGCAATGGTATATCCTGCATAGGGGACAAGGAACTTATCGCTTTGAAACATGTTATATGTCTTTTCTATATTTATTTTTGGATAACGGCCGAATATAGAGCTACCCACGATGTTTAGCCCAAATTGTTTAAAATTATTGCCTCTAGTTATCATCTTTTAAAAATCCTTTCTAAAAGCATTCGCAATTCGCGAATTGCGAATTCTGATATTTCATCTTTAGGCGCTTCGGGTGCCCAGCCTTTGCCTAATCTTATCATAGAGCACCAAATCCTTTAGTGAGAACACCTAAAATCGTGCTATTCATGGCAAATATAATTCCAATTAACCAACGCATAGATACTTTGATATCCCGTATGTCTTCTTGGATATAGATAGTACTGGCTTCGACTCTAGATAGACGAGATTCTAGGACTATCTGTTTGTCGATTATTGTTTGGTTTTCTATCATTTGCCGTCCTTGGCTTTATAGTTATCTTTTACCAGCTTCCAATATTGGCATGCCTGCCTCAGTTGGTACATATATTATTTTATCTTTAGTATGCTGCAATGAGTCAATCCATAGATAGCGTAAATACTGTTCATTGCTTTTTAGGCTTTCTCCAATTATTTTATTGGCTGCAGCCACACCCTTTGCACGCTCTACTTCAGCTTCAGCTAGCATTATTGAAGCATCTCGTTTTGCTTGAGCTTCTGTTACTATTATTTGCCTGGTCCATTCTGCTTTTCTAAGTTCTGCTTCTCCATGAATAGGGGCAGCCCATATATTGTATTTCGCATATGCTGCAAATGTTCCCATTAATACATAAAACCCAATTACTAAGGCAGCAAAAGGCAAACAAAAAGCAATTGTTAATTCTAAAAATCTATAATTCATTCTTGGCTCCAGTTAGAGCCGTCCATGGCCATTATTAATTATTCTATGTGTTCGTGTTGCTGTAAGTATTTCTGATTGTAATTATATACTTTATCTCTTTTTCTTATATATTTTACTATATCAACTAACAAATCTTTATCATAATTACATGTAGAAAGAATACAATAGCAATCAAAACATGTTACAGAATGGCAATAATGATCATCGTCTATATCAGGATATGGCTTTTCTATTCCATTCTTACATATGGGACATAATCCATTTTGCATTTTTTTAAGATCATAAATCATGTTTATATATTTTTTTTCTATATCATCAGACATATTAGCTCCTAAAGATGTATATGATTTTGTAAATAATTAACTGCTTTAAGCAGTAATTCTATATCATCCTTGAAGCCACCAAGTCCTTTATTGCATTCATGGCAAAGTAAAGCTCTAACATTCTTTAAACCTAGGTGACCATTTCCCCTACATAAATGGCAATGGTCTACACATAAAGGAGTTATATCACCACTTACACCTTTTCTAGTCTCCTCTAAGCCACAAATTTTACATTTATGATTTTGCTCTTTAAACAATAAATCATATTGCTCAACTGTTAACCCATGTATTCTTGCTACTTCCATTTTTCTTACTTTTACGCGTCCATGTTTTTTAATATAGTTTTCTTCATAACGCTTATATTTTTCAGGATGCAATATCCTATCTTGTCTTTCCCATTCATTATGATGTGGTCGGTTTTCTTTTTTCCATTTAATGGAATATGCGACTCTTTTCTCCCTATTAATATCATAAGACTTTTTATTCGTTGCGATACGACATTGTGTACATCTAAATAAATGACCATCTTTTCTAGTTTGTTCAATTGTTAATGGTCCATGTATCTTACAAATTTTTACTATTTCATCTGACATATTTACTCCTATTATTAATTTAGGAGCATTATATATCAGAATTAAGGACTACACCATACTTTTAACGGCCTACAATATTACATAAAAATATATTTGCATTCTTATTTTAACTATGCTAAAATTAAAATAAGGGATATTATGGCCTCCAACCATGCCCCAAATTGCAGTCACCCCAGTTATATCCAGGGTTACCATCATGATAAAGTATAGACAATTTCTTCATACTCAAATCAGGAGGATCCATATACATAAGCTTTCTAGCCATTGATGTATAAATCTTTTCAGACTCAGGATTAAATATAATTCCATATTCACTACACATGTAACGTGCTAATGCATAGCGCAAATATTCAATATAAGAGGTGTCATATCCTTGGATGCCATTATTAATAAATGAATAGGTTGTATAATGAGGAACGTTATATGTATTAACAAAAGTGGAAGTTACATCCATCAAGTCCGTTGTTAAATCTACATCCACCATGAAAATCTTAACTTTCATCTTGATTGGATAGGTAGAATCTGGAATAAAATACATTCCAAATGTACCGCCTCCCACACCACGCTCATAGTTCCAAGAAAAAGGCAAAGTATAGATATTATCAACCCGAGAGGAACCAAAATAATTGCTACGAGATGATTTAACCATTGGATAGCGAACAACATTGATATTGAAGGTTGATTCTTCAATCGCTGCAACATTGGGTAAGAAATAGAATTCCTGAGTTGGCACTGCATTAAAGGTAATATATTGCCAATAAGGAATTAAATCTGTCTCAATTTGTTTAAAATTAAGCAAATCATTAAGCATCTGAAGACCATCATAAATCTGGTCTCCAGTTGGCACTTGTAAGTTTCTAGCAACAATCCCTGATAAAAACCAAGCACGAGTAATTAATTGTTGAGCTGTTTGGCCTACCATAATTACTCGCTCCTATTGTCATTATACTAATGCAGGATATGCGCTATTTGAAACGCCAGCCCATTCAGCTACAGCTACAGTTACAGCATCAGAACCAGAAGTAACCTTATAGTCAATTTCAGGTTTAGATGAACCAACACCTGCGATAACATTTATATATTGCGTTTGAGCAAATCCTGCCACTAATCCTGTTATGGTAGGCAATCCACCAGTAGCAACAGAACCAGTTGGCCTGAATTGCACAGTGTCACCGACTGCTGCAGGTGTGAATGTAACAAGCAGCGTCACAAGTATATTAGGCAATGTTGTTGTAGGTATTGCACTATTGGTAGTTAGGTCAATAGCTGTAAATGATGTTGCATTACCCCCTGTTAAAACAGTAACAGCAGGTGAATTGAAGTATGTCAAAAGACCTGATGAAATGTTTTGTGGTTTGTGCGTTGCATAAACGAATTGCGAACTACCGTCGGTTTCCCAGAAGCCTATGAGACGATAAGAGTCATAGCCTTGAGGTAAAAGAGGTGCAATATTGCTGGTTAAACTCATTACAGCAGCAGTGACTTTATAATTGCGTGAATCACCAATTAGATAAAATGCATATTGAGTGCTTGCAGCAATTGTGCCTGTATCTAGGCCGTTAACGCCATTGACAGCGGAGTTAACAAAAAGTCCTGCTTGATATCCATCAAACACAACAGCAGGATTATCAATATTAAAGTAATTAAGTAGGCCAACTACCATATCAATATTATTCGTAGAATCACGAGCAGCCCCTGGAGATACGGCGACTACTGTTGCCGCTGTAGGAGTTGCTGCAGATAACTGTAGCCCTTGAATATAAAGATGTGGCAATGGATATATTGTGTCATTTTGTATTTGTGGAATAGCCATTTTTATGTCCTCATTATTTTAGAAAACCCACACGTAGTCACCCAGAGGCGCAGGCCCTATTGTATTAACCTTGTGATAATGGAATGACATAACGCATGCTATATTCAGGAACAATCACTGAACCGTGCGTTTCGTCATAAATCATACCGGTTTGGTTTTGACCGAACAAAGAACCGTAAGTCAAACGTAATGATGCGCCTGTATCGTCATCATATTCGTTGGCTGTTGGGTAAGGTGATTGTTCTGGTAATTGAGGCATAGCAAGGTATGCAGCATCTCCCCCTAAAATACCACCACAACGATGTGAAGGCAGACCAAGAATTTGCATGCCTGCAGCAATTGGGTTATTTAGATTTTGATTTTGTCCACCAGCCCAGTTCAATGCAGGAGTAATACTAATTGTAACAACTCCAGCTGCATTAGATACCGCATTTGCGGTTGCTCTAAATTGTACAGGATTTGCTGATGGGAAATGGCCTATAAAGGTCAAATAACGCATATTGGGTTGACCAGTCACGCCATCCTGGAAGCTAAATAAGTCACCAGCAAGAACAGCACTTGCATCAGTTGCAGCAGCACCAGAAACAGTGATTTGAGTAACGTTTTGTCCAGTTGGATCGTTTGTTGAAATAACAGTCAACGTAGATTGATTAATACCAGTATTTCCTGATACGTGAATTGGCATCAAGTTTGATTGGTAGTAACTTACTAAAGGTGTACCAAAATCCCCCACTTCCCATGACATTGCAATTTCATCATTTCGATGTGGAACGAATTGGTTTAATCCATTACCTACAACACTTGGAACAACAGTATCAGGCAAATAAACCTTAATCCCTTCTGCAACACTGCCGTAGTTTTTGAAGAACATTATGGCTTGCGCGAGTTGCTGGTATGAACTGATTGCGGTTGTGCCATTACCATAATATCGGTATGGGCCTGAGTATGTATTAGTTGTACCATCTAATTGACTTACAACGGCTGATGCCCAGTTAAGAGCAATATTGCCTTCAACCAAAGCTGCAAGCTCAGCAATTGCCGACTTACCAAAGACTCTCATATAGTCTTCTTCGCCTTTTTCTAAGTTGAAGATACGTTGTTGTGAGGTGACAGCAAAAGATGTATTGTTGGCCTGATCACAAGCAAGCGATTGTACACGCTGAACGGCTGGTTGAAACGCTGCAACAAGTCCCGCTGTTGTTGTAAAACGTGGGGGCAAGTCAAAGGTTACTACAGAGCCAAGGTTCGCTTGAATCTTATCAAAGTCTTTAAATTTTGTATTAAATGTAGAAATATGACAACATAAGTTTTGTAAAAGCGCCAAACCTGATCGTTGATAGGTTTGCACCTGTTGTAAAATATTTGTAGGGAAAACTGCCATGTTAGTACTCCTAACTTTAGTATTAAGTTAGGATTCGAAGGCGTATCTATGCCCTGTATTTACGTTTTAAATCCGTCATAGACAAAGAACTACCCGAATCCGTTCCGGTATTAGAAGGTCTTTGCTGGCTTAACGGTGTATTGGCTTGTTTCATCTGCGAACCTTGCTCATTTGCCTTAATTGAATCTGACAAACGCTTAATTTCGTAAACGGCATCTTCAGGATGATCGGAATAAAATTTCTCAAATTCATATAATTTAGAGCGATTTTTTGCAAGGTGGTAAAGAATGTCAGCACTATTATCTACATGCTCTGCTAATAACTGCACAACACCTGGGTACTTCTCCATTCTTACACTACTTGCAACCGTATCAAAATCCTCATACTTGCCCTTCCCAGATATAATCTTCTCACCAAACATTTGAACGATACGATTCGCAGCATCTACATTAGCGCGCTCTTGAGCTTGTTCCTCAAGTTGACTAAAATGACTTTTTATTCGGTCATCCGTCATACGGCGTACATCATCGTCCGACATTCCGCGATGCGACAAAGGCTCATGTTGTTGTGGGGGAATTACCTGTGCTTGCTGTCGCTTGTAAGCTTCAACAGCACGCTCTGCAGCTTCACGTTTAGCAGAACCCACAATTTCATTAACCTGTGACTGCGGAACCATCTTTTCATTTGATTGAGTCGTTGTTTCAACCTGGGCCTGACTTGTATCAGACACATTATCCATAACACTATTATCCATAAAGCCCCTTCAGCTGTTTCCCCGCTACGGTAGTTGTTCCTCTGCTTAACGCACAGGTCTCGGATTGTTACGCCATCACGCTATAATACGCTCCTCACATAACGCATGAGTCTCGGTGAGCAGATGCCTTCCATGGCCTCTTAAATTGCTCACAAACCAAATGTATTTAATTGCGTATAAATGCACAATACGATATACAATATGTGAGGATGTATAACTACATTTGATTAAGGATAATAAAATGATTACAATTTCAGGAGTAAAATATTTTGGAGAAAAGGAAATTTCCTCAAAGTATGGTTTGTCAACACAATGGTTTAGGCGTGCGCGCTATGAAGGTAATAGTCCAAAATATCACAAACTACATGGCAAGATTTATTACGATGAAGAAAATGTTGCACAATGGTTTAAAGAAAATCTAATTCCAAATAAATAATGAAATAAGGCAGGAATGAAGTGGAAACCTGCCTATTTCAAAACATCTAAATCAAGCAATCGTTTGAGAGAATTTAAGCATAATACCGTAAAAATCATAAACGGTTGTTGCTGCATTATTAGCTGTAATTTCTATCACATATTTACTATCGGCTGTAACATCAAAGGCAGGTGTTGTAACAGTACAGTTAGTTACATACGGATTAGCCTGAGTTGCTGTTGCAAGTGTTGCTGTGATTGTAATAGATGTAACAGAGACTGCAACATTATTAGCATACGCTATTCTATCTAATGTCAATGTATGTGCATCCATTGCTGCGGTGCCAATACCATAGATATAATCGAAACTATCTAGTCTCCAGCCTTTAGAAGCTGTAGCTCTAATGATTGGTGTAATATCTACAGCAATGATTGATGTTTCATCAGCAGCCGAATGCTCTTGAACATAATTTCCTTGCGCAACACGGGTTGTAGTCCAAGTTCCTGTACCAAATGTTAACACATTACTAATACCAACAAATTGCTGTTCGGCAAGAATATTAGCAGCACCTGTATCAAGCAAGAAATTAGCTGTGGCTGCCCCTGCATTAGGAATTGTGATAACTTGGGATTGGCCAACCGCTGCAGCATTACTTATTGTAGTATTAAAATCACCACTACCATTATTCACGGCTGCAACAATTAATGAACCTTCAGAAGCTGTGGCCGGAAATGATGCTACAGTTCCTGCATGCCCCGATGAACCGGCAGTTAAATTGCCTTGAGCAACCGTTAAATTATGCACAGTAATAGTTTGATCGGCTGCAGGGGTTAATAATACTGCCGTACTAGTAGTTGCAATGGATGAAACAGGTACACCTGAATCAATCATGAGTCCACCAGTGCCTGAGTTCTGAGGAAAATTACCAGAAACAAAGGGTGTAGCTGTAGCGCCAACCAAGAAACGTCCTAAGGCGTTTGCAGGGTCTGGAATACTAACAACGGATGCTTGACCCATAGCAACGTTACTAATGGTTGTATTTGTATTACCAGTATTTGCAACCGCTGCAAGTATCAAAGAACCTTTTGAGCCTGTGGCAGAATATGAGGCCAGTGTTCCCGCTGTACCACCTGCGGCAATTCCTGCTGATATATTACCAGGCTGAATCACATTACCGGCAGCCGATGAAATGGTGCCAGTGGTATTGGTAAAATGCGCAAGATAGTTCGCGGTTGTTGGCAATACCGCATCACCTGAGTTTGCCCATTGAGTCAAAGTTATTTGCCCCGTTGCAGCTGAAATGCTTACAGTAAATATACCAAATGTTCCTGATTGTGTTTGTATATTAAAACTATATAAAGCCTGAATCACATCAGCATTTGACAATGGAATACCAGCTTGGATTGCAGCTGATGTAAGGTATCCTGCTGTTGTAACAGTGGCTAGATTATCGCCAAATATAGCAAACTTAAATTGTGGAAGGTTTCCGTTCGTAACTGGAATTGGAACGGGAAATTGAATAATATTGGTCATTATAATAGTCCTTTAAAATGATGAAAGATTAAGCTTTTCTAGGTGTCAATGAATCACCTTTGCGACTCCAATGCGCCTTATCTCCTGGACCCATCTTGCCGTTATGACCTTCACAATCTTTAGGATTGTATTCTGAACGGCGTTGTTTAACGCGCTCAATGCCTTGTTGATGATTGTCTTTTACCATCCGATTATCAATCATTCCTGCTCTTTCTTTAGCCATTTCAAATATCCTTATTATAATGGTTGGTTGGATTAATGTTTGCTTAAATTCTTTAAGGTCTCAGCTAAGTTAGCACGCTTCCTGGTTAAAGGGTTCTTGCTATGCTCAGCCTTTTCTAACTTCTTTTCAGGGATTTTTTCACCAGCTGGAACTCCTAAAGACTTATGTAAAGCCCCCCTATGTGATTTTGGTAAAGCCTTTTGTATCCATTTTTCTCCTTTCATGATATTATCCTTAAATGAAAAAAATATCTAAAATATGTCCTATTTGCAGCATTGCGTTTGAAGTTCCTTATAGTCACAGGCAAAGATATATTACTTGTAGCTATATTTGCGGCGGAATCTATAGAACTAAACCACGAGCTAAGACTATATGTGAGTTTTGCAAAATTGAATTTATACAAAAACGTCGTAGGAAAATTCCAAACAGATTTTGTTCTAATAAATGTAATCAGGCTAGCCGATCTTATAGAACTGAATTTGTTTGCCATTATTGCAAACTGCCTTTTACTCTTCCTCCAAATCTTATTAATAGAAGAAAAAATAACGAAAGAAAATATTGCTCTAGATCTTGCGTTCTTAAAGATTGGAATGAAAAGTCTATTAAAAGAGAAATGCCAGGCAGTTATAGAAGTAATGCATGGAAAGTTTATGAAAAAAAATGCTATGACTGCGGACTTACTGACGAAAGAATTCTTGTTATCCATCATATTGATGGAAACCGTAAAAACGGTGTTCTTACTAATTTGATTCCAGTTTGTCATAATTGTCATTGCATTCGCCATATAGAGTTATCAGGTAATCATCGCCTACCTTCAGTTAGAAGATACAAAGGAGCAGATTAGGCATAGTTATTCCCCTTCTTATACGCAGTCTTAATAGGTTTTTTCATAACCTTTTTAAGATTTGAAGTAGGTTTAACATCCTTGACTGTTTCTCCGACTTTACGCGCTCTAGTTTCAGGACGCCGAGTTTTATTAGTATCCTTTGCCACGGGCTTAACACCACGCTCGACAGACTTAAAAGCCTTATTCATAGAAGCCTCTTCACGCCTATTATAAGGACTCTTGTCTAATTTAGCATCAGCTTTCTTATCTGGTCTATACATTTTTCGACTCGCTCTAGTCTATTATTGTATGCTTGCAGAGATTTAATAAAAATGTTCACTGCTAAATCAAACTCTGCTTGGCATATAATTAGTTCTTTTTCTAAGTCATCCAGGTTGTAATTCATTTAAGACAAGCCTTTTTAACCATTTTTTTAACCAGCGCCATGTCTTGCTTCTCATCTGAATGACCTACTTTTTTTTAGCATGATGCTCATGTTTTTTCATCATCGATTCATGGTGTTTAAGTTCTTTTGAATGGTGCTTATGCATTTCTTTATGATGATGATGCATATGTTTATGGTCTTCATGCTTAGCCTCATGATGTTCCTTTTTGTGATGCTCTTTCTTATGATGCTCTTTTTTTTCTTCATGATGTTTCATTTGACGCTCCTTGTCGGGTTTAGTTATCTTTTCTTTTTCTTGCCTTTCTTCTTTTCGCCAGATTCTGAATAGGCAATCGCAACCGCCTGCTTCTGTGGCTTGCCGGCTGCAATCTCTGCTCTAATGTTATCTTTGAAGCCTGAACTTCCTGGTTTAGCACCTTTTTTAAGTGGCATTTTATTTCCTCTTATCCCAAACAATTTTATACATCTGGCTTTTCTCGCCCGCATTAGCACCATCCAAATGTTTTTGGACCTGATTCTCTAATGCCCTATCCGTAAGCTTATACGTCTCTTTAAGCTCTTTGAAGGTGGCATTGTGCAAGTCATTCCAGGTTACTTTCTTGTCCATAATTCTCAAGGGCCTCTTTTAAGTTATCTTTGTACACTTCCTCAAATGGCACGTTTAAAATTTCTTCAACAAATTGTTTAAAGGTAATTTCTTCCATACCATTTTTAAACATATCAATACCGTTAATGTGTAGTTGCTCTGTGCTTTTCATGATCGCTCTTAATCTTATGATGCGTTTCTATAACTTCTTTGCCATGGCGGTGACTTTGATCGTGCCCTTTAAGTTGTAAATCCACTTGCTTTGCAAAGCGCTCTGTTAATGCCTTTACCATTTGCACATTTGCCGACTCTGAACCTAGGTGTAAGTCCGCCATAATCTTTTTCTCATCCTGTTGAAGTTTTGCCATATCAACTTGGAATTTCATCTGATCCTTTTGCTGGGATTGCTGCATCTTGGCCATATCCATCTGCATTTTCATAGCCGCAGGATTTTGTTGGGATTGTTGTTGCTGTGCCTGCATTGCTTGCTGCTTCTCTTGCTGGTATTGTTCTACCCATTCTTTTGTTAGAGCTTTAAGCTCTTCAATTCCCTTGCCATCCATGTTATCAAGTATGAAATTCAATCCCTTCTCAGCCATGAATTGCCCAAAGAGAGGTGACATGCCCATCATCTCTTTGACCATCATGATAGTGCGCGATTTCTGTACCTGGAAGCTTGCTCCTGCCTTTAATACCACGTTCAATACATTGGTATCAAAGTCCATCGGCATTCCTTGCTCTTGATTAATCTTTACATATTGGCGCTTTCCTTCCTCATCACGTATGGGGATTGTACGAGGTGTAACCATATATTTAGGCATTAAATCTACATAGATTTGCGCTAGTCTTTGGAAGCCCTGCAAGCAACCAACAATATAAGGCATAGCAGTAGCATTAGATTGAGAGGCTCCTTCGACGATTGCAATACCAGATAGCTGATTGTTATTAATACCAAGGCTTGCATCATACGAACCCAATACGTTTTGGATGAGCGAATCTGAACCCGTGAACGCTTGTGATATTTCAGGCGGCGCTGGAATTCTATTGACCTCACGTATGGGATTGCTAATAGGCATTTCAGGATTAGATTCGTGCACAGAGTTGTAAACAAGAGTGGAAGCCTTTTGAACATCCTTGTAAGCATCCAAAAATTCTTCTTCTTTTGGAAGGGCCTCTTTTGCCACCATGAATTTATGCTGGACCGTATTCTCAATTTCATTCGCCAATGAAATACCCGCATAGTTCTTAAGCCTTTGCGCACCTTTTGCATGATAGACATATGGTCTTGTTACCTGTCTGATATTGCCATTGGTTGGAGTCTTAATCATTAACGAATTGCCGTCAATAAAGACTATAGGTAGGTATGAGAAGTCAGTTACTTCATGCTCTAAGACTTGATTTTCTATAAGCCTATAACGCTCAATTCTGTCAATATGGGTTTTGCGTGGTTTGCCAACAATTGATGGTGGAACTGTAATATCATCCCATTCATCAATCATTTTACGATATTTGGATTGTGTCATTACCTTACCGTCGCGCACTTGTACAATAGTTTCCTCTTTGCGCTTCTTCTCATAGAAATCCGCAACGACTACAATTTGTGAATTGTCATTAAGGTATGACCAGTTAAATCCTGCAAAGTCACGGCGAAAACTTAGAGTGTTAATTGGCGTATCTGGGTATTCTGATAAGAACTCATCCTTGCTTTGTGGGAATAGTTCAAAACAAAATTGACCATCACCCTTATGAGAAAACCTTGCAAGTTTGTCAAATCCTGTAAGTGTTGGTTCGCATTTTGAGAATTTAATCACCTGATTCATGGACATTGGGTGTTCATATTCTGTGTATGCTTTGACGGTTGAGAAGCCGCCTGAGAGTAAGTCCTTATAAACCTCATAGCGTAGATGCTCATTATCAGCATCCATAAGCACATGCTTTAGGTGTTGTTGAACAACTTTTATAGTAACAGGATCGGCTTGGTCCTCATCATAGGCATTGACTTCAATATCAGGTTCTTGCTTTGAGAATTCACCAAGGAGTCGGCTAAGATAAGCTTCAAGTACGTTGAATTCAAGCTGGGGCCTTCCCATGGTCATAAGTAGTGTGATTTCATCATTGGTTAGGGATGAATCAAAGACGAATTTGCGAAATTCATTATAACGATCGTAGTTATCTCGGAAATAATCATGCGCATTTCGTACGGTTTTCTTAATGCGAGCAAGATTATCTTGATAGCGTTTTGCAATTTCAACCATTTACGGATATCCTTATCACGTAGGTAAAATTTTATTAAAACTTTTTAGAATGTTCTTGACATTTTAACTCATTTTGTTCTCTGTTATAAGCCTTTTCGTAAAAATGATTTTATTTAATGCTTTTTAAGAATCATAATTATCACTAAGTCTGATTACTTTGATTATCGGACCTTATTATTCTCCAAGTTTCTTGTACAAATCGTATACCATGGCATTAAAGCCCGGAATCTTTTATTTTTCATTTCTGTAGTCCACCCACTTCAATCCCAATTCAACTTTTTCCATATATTTATTCAATAAAGTTTTTCTATCTAGATGAAATGTTCCTGATAATTTATCTAACACAGTTGAAGCAATCATCGCAGGCCCAGTAATACGTAATTGACAAAACATTTCTATGTCTTTCTCATATTCTTTAGGATTTGCCAAATTTATAAATTTCTCAATAAATTCATTCACTAAATCTGTCATTTTTTTTACATCAGAAATTCTTAATGCTCCTATTTTATCATCATCTAACATAAGCAGATTTCCTTAATCTATTAATTTTATTTTGTGTGCTTGTAACTGACTTTGCAATATCGTTATAATTTGTTGCGTTGACAGTTGCTGATATTAAGGTTTTCTCAATAAGCGCAATCCGTATAGCATCTGCGCAAGTGTCACAAATATCGTCCCACCTGTGCGTTTCGTTAGCAGTGATCTTAGACATATGATCCAAACATAATTTAACATGCCTCCCCATTGCTGGGAATGACACTCTACGCTCAGCTATATAAGGTTGTACGGCTAGAAATCTCTTTGTCTTATTACCTTGCTCACGCGTCCTAGGAATATCTGTGGTGCGAATAGTGCGTATTTCATCTAGCAGGCTAAGTAAAGTACCACCAGTGGATTTCTTCTCGATAGCAACCATTTGTGGAGGTTTTTGATAACGCATGCACTGTGACCAAAACTCCAAAAATGTGGGCTTTAGGTCTTTTGGTTCGATACGACATTCCAATGTGTCAATCCAGTGAAGTCCATACTGCCCAGTTGATACCCCGTAAGAGTCAATGTTATAAATGCCAAAGAAACTAAAAACAGTCGCATCATTATAGCTCTTGGAGGTCTCAGCAGTATCACAAGTAATAAAGCTGTATAATATATCAGGTTCATCATCGAGCATAACGAACCATTCAGGCTTAAATAATGCACCACCTGCAGGTATTGGGTCTTGTTGGTACTGAGATGCGAAAACATAAGGGTCGGTCTCTTGTTTCTTAAGTAATTTAGATAGCGGGTCAACCTCTGGATATAAAGCATTACCAGCATCGTCTATGCTTTTGAGTATTACATGGTGCCACTCATAACCATCCTTGCCAGAGATTAGGTAAGCCCCGAGATCGTCTTCATGCAAGCGCTGTCCAATGAATATGAATGGCACGTTGATTCCCCGCGCTCGCTGTTGGATTGTTTCTCGGTAATTGTCGATAACTGATTGTCTAATTGTGTCACTATGTACTTCATCTGGTTTGTGTGCATCATCAATAATGACTGCACCTGAGAATCGTTCAAGGCCGGGGAGTCCAGCATCTTGCCCAGTGATTGCACCTCCCGAGCCAAAAGCTGCGACAGCACCTCCATTTGTTGTCTGAAAATATTCTCTAGCTTTTGAGTCATGGCGAATTCTCACATTAAATAGGAATTGGTAATGTTGTAATTGCATTATACGCTTAATTGTTTCTGTGTGTTTTGCGGCCAAAACTTTGGAATAGGATATGTATAAGTATCTTGAATCAGGATATGTCGCTAGAGTCCATGCCACCCACATAGCTAATAGTGTTGACTTACCTGAGCCGGGAGATACGTTAATAAGTAGTTTATGGTTAGGTATTTCTAAACGTGACGCAGATGATAAAGCACGTGCTATGATAATATGATGCGATTCTCGGCCTATTGGTTGAGAAACTATAAACTTTCTGCCGGTTAAAAGTGGATAAAAGAATTCGGTGAAGGCTAGAAAACTACCTCTTAATTGGGATGCTACGTCGTTATTTTGTAGTTCTTTTGACATTATTTATTTGTATAAAAGGTGAGAAATCTTGATCAATAGTATCAGGTAATCCACAAAAATAGCCATAACATACTTCTTTGTCATTAAGATATATCAACCGTTCGTGTTCTTCAAGAGTCATGCGACGCCCGCAGTCGTTTTGGCAATTGGGTGAGGCACAGAATGTTTTGTCAAGGTAGGTGCTCATGATTTTATTCATCCTTTCCTAAACTTTTTAGTTAATCCACGATCTTTACAAACTCTTCGATTGTCATTATTCTATATCTTTTAGTTCATCGGATTGTTGTTTAACAATATCTATTAACAATTGACCAATAGCAGTTCTATTATTATCAGAAAGGTCATTTCTATTAAGATAAGTTTGTGCTATTTGTATCAACTGCATTATTTGTTTTTCAGATATTTTCATTTGCACAATCAATTGATTTTTTTTCATCATAAGAGGGAGCAATATAGTTCTCCAATAAAAATATTTTAAGTTTTAACTCCTTACATCTATTTTTCATTACCTCTTGTTCCTCTTTAGAATAGACAGGTTTACCAAAAAAAGGATTCCCTATAAAAAGCTCTAAATACCACCACATATTATCATTTAATTCTTTTTTTAACGATTCAATCATTCCACAATTTCCTTACAATCTTTGCAGCGCGTAGGATTATAATCTAAATCCTCATAAGTATTTTTATGTTCACAATAGTTATCTATCATGGATTGTATTTTATAAAGCAATAAAACATCATCCAATGGCACAGAGCTTACTAAGTGGCTAAGTTGAATCAGTTCATCTTTTGTGAAGTCATTCATCTTGATTCATCCCTTCTAGCTTCGCTAATTTGAATTGCAATATAGTTATACTTCTCTCCATAGTATAAAATCTTCTCATTAATTGTTCTGCATATTCAGCTTGTTTTTCTATAACTTTCGTTAGTGCTTTTATATGTGCAGACATCTCTTTTTCATTCACTTATAAAAATCTCCGCACTTAGAGCATTTATACTTTTGCACAATATTCATCCATGCAACATCATCTCGAAGGTCATGGAGTGTGCCATCGCTTTCATGCTTGCATTCTTGATTAGGTTCATATTTAAATGCCCTGAAATTACTATTATTTTTCATATCTTGCGCCTTCCATCCACATTCTTTTGTTATTTGTGATGAAGGCTGACCGCAAACCATACAATGTACAAAATTATCATCATCCCTGATAAGTTTCTGCCAATGTTCTATTTGAGCTTCGATAAGTTCTTCACGGGATGGATAAACGTGTTCCTGCAAAATATAATAAACAATTCCATCTTTATCACAAAAATTAATATAATTGTCTACAAAGCAATTGATTAAAGACATCTCTGCTTTAAAGTTAGTGTATTGACCTCTAACAAACCATACATTTTGACCAACCTTATATTCATGCCTTGGTGATACACTAAGAACTGCCCTGTCAATGCAATCATCACAAACCGAACGCATAGGTTTTAATATGTTTCTACATTTGCATAGTTTACGTTTCGTTAATTCATATAGCTTGGCTATTAGATCGTCAATATTATCGCAATCGTATTCTATGAAACCTTGTTGAGAACGGACTGTCTCAGCAAGTTCTAAGGCAAGTTTTAGTTTATGGTAGTCAATCATCTTTGCATCCATCTTTAACCCATTCTATTGCCTTATTATGACCTTCTAACGCTTCATCCCATGTAGAATAGCGTTCGCAATAGTCTAACGATCTTTTAGCTTTAAATATCATAGTTTCAAACAATAGCTTTTTATCCTCAAATCCATGATCAATCCCTAGGAAAACAGTGGACACTGTATCTCCGTTAACATTATCATAAGCTACACGTCTCTTTTCTATATCTCTCATAAACTCGCCCCATTCTAACAGCGAGCATGGCACGGGCTTATGATTATAACCTAGTTTATAAAGGTCATCTGTTATTGCAGATAAGTCATGGTCAATCATCTAAAAACCCAAAATTATTAAGAACATCTCGAATGGCAATAATTGTATCATAATCTGTTTCCTCACCGGCTTTGTATAGTTTAATTAATGTTTGTATAGCATCAAGGGCTTTCCAGTCTGAGAGTTTTATGTTGATATCTATCATTCTATTTTATCAGGTTTAATATAATGCGTTATTTTCCACCCGCCTTTTAAGTTCTTGCCATCTATACTCCACGAACCATTAGCATTAGCATTAGCATTAGCATTAGAGTACCATAATCCTAAATACATAAAATCACCGCTGTTTTCTTCATCAGAAGCTAGTCTTACAATATAATAGTTATCAGTATCAGGGGGTGTATCTTTTGCGTTTATCCACTTCATTAATTAATCCTTAATTGTGCCCCTTAACGCACACCGGGGCCTAGTGTAGTTACCATATTGCCTAAGGTTGCGTATTTGAGTAACCCGCACGGTTTGAGCATAGTTTAGAGGCTTGGCGGGTTTTGTTTGTTAGTTTTGTCAACCAAGGTTTTTATATAGTCTTTCAAGATAATCAATTCAGAAGTTGCGCCATTATGATATTGTGGCCCACCAGGGCAATCATCCATTCCATAGTAGGCATTTAACCGAGTATTTATTTTATTTAATACGTTTATAAGATTTTTATCGAGCAAAGATTCATTATCCATTAGAAAGGTTTCTTATTCTTTTCGTCTAATTGTTGCTGTAAGCGACGTTTAGAATCATCGGCAATATCTGAATTGGTAATTTCTAGTTGTTTTGTATCGCCGAATTCTTTAGGTTTAAGTTTTGCAACATGCCATTTGAAGTGATCTAATTTTAGTCTTAACAATGAAGAATCAACTTCATGAATTCCAGTTTCAGGATCGATAAATACATGTGGTTCATTCATCAATTCATGCATATATTCGAAACAAATTTGTGTTTGTTGTTCTTTTGCTTTACGATATTTGTCGCCAAATTCTGGGTATTTTGCTATCCATTTGAATATTTGTGCGCGATGAGGCCAGTGAGGATTTTCATTACAAAGATGCATCAAACCAAGTTCAGAACTTATGATAGTTTCACATATTTCGCTAGCTAATTCCTCAGAATATTTAGCAGGTTTTCCATTACAAGCTTTGACCATGATTATATCTTATTGTAAGTTTCATCAAATATTTGAACAGCTTCATCATGATTAATATCTTGAGTCTGCATAATAGTATTAATCGTATCTCTATATGATTTACTACGTCTATCCACTTTGTCAAGTGTTATTTGCTTCGTTGATGTAATAACCTTATCCAATACTTTACCATTGCATTTATCGCAAGGAGTCATAATCATACCATTACCCATATAAAGCCCTGAACCACCGCAACGATAACATAACTCAGCCATAATAAACCCTCATTCACAATATAAAAATCATACCATAATTTTATCATATGTAAAATAATTATAAATAAACTAAAAATAATGTTTACTTTCTAAAAATGATGTGTATAATGTCAATTATCCACTAACGATATGAGGATAAAAAAATGTACGCAACAATATTAAACGGCGAGACTTTTGAAATATTTAACACAGAAATTGAAGCAAAAGAAACAGCAAAAATAATGAGAAAAAGCGGCGAATATGACAGTACAGACAAAATAAGAGTAAAGAAATTATATTAATTAATCTGGGCCGAAGGGCCTCAATACATGAGACATAGAATATGACAACACACACAATTAACGGCGAAAAAATCCACGTAGATTACGATTCAGAGCATGCATTTTGGACCGGCAGAGGATACGTAGCAGTTACAGACAGTTACGATCCAACCCCCGTTTATTGTGATGATGCATGGGGGGACGTAATAGGATATGGTAAGACCGAACAAGAGGCATTAGATGATTTACTAGGACAATTAGAGGATCAAGAATGAGAACATCCGAAGCAATAGAATACCTCAAAGACATAATGGAAGAAACCGATATAAGAATCCAGGAGATAGCAGATTTATTAACTTGGGCATACGATAAAGGCTGGACAGATGGACTTGAAGACTATCATGAAGAACGAGAAGAGTTTAACCGGAGATTCAAGTGAATCAAGAACAATACATAGAACATGAAGTAAAACTACGCGTTAATGATGAAAAATTTATGCTTTTACGGGAAAACATGAACAGACTGAACGCAAAACTTAACTTTATGCAAGCAACAATCATAATGGGTATAATTTTACAAATAGTATTACATTATTTTAGAATGATTTAAGGAACAAAATGAATATATATGACAAATTAGTTATCAATCCAGAATTGGGTTTTGGATTTGTAAATGGCGCCATAAAACAATTCACACTAGCTTTTAGCGGAGAAAATACACAATTGGATTATAGCGAATGGATGGCGCTTGCAAATGCTTTTCATAAAATATCCGACGATATGAAAGAATTTGCGTATAAACGGTTTCTTTGCGTGAAATTTTAAATACCATCTAAAATCTCCATATTTGCTCTCAGGTAAGAGATTGAAATATCCGCTACCATCGCATTGCCTATTAACATATCGTCAAGCAATCGCGTTATAATGAGCTTTGACGGCATTAAAAATGTTAATCCTTAATCCACGTCTTATAAACCTTTGTTGGTTGTCCGGTTGAAGTTCGTTTCTCAACATTGGGTCGCTGAGAATCTTGAATATATCCACATTCGCGTAGATGCTTTGCGGTTTCAGAAAGGTTTAGTAACTTTTGTCGGTCATAAATATAACTCAGAGGTAAAGCCAATGCCTGATTATCAGGTACAGACAAGAGATATTTGCAATAATCATGATATTGTTCACCACCTTTGTTGATTTTCCGTTTGTCAAACTCTGGTATTTCAAGTATAGGGGTTTTTGCCTTATCACCGCTAAGTATACGTCTACATTCATCAATAGCATCACGATAAGCTTTGCTTTCAGCTTTAGAGGGTATTTTATCAGGGATAGGTGCTTCAAGTGCTAATTGCGCTTTGTGAGTTTCTAGCTTTTCCCAACATACAGCAGGATTGGTTTTATATTCAACAATGGCATTGTCGTAAAGTTCTGCTACTCGCTGGGATAATTCCTTTTCAGTACCATTCGCTAGTTTCCATGAGCCAATCTTGTCATAAACTAGCTTTACCACTGGATGTGAAAAATCCTTGTTTACTAGCATTCTAAGCAAATCACTAGCAATTGGAACACCACTTGCTTTTAAACATAAATCCAATAGTTGCGGTAATGTAGGCGGATAATCCTTGTAAACCATTAAGACCTCGTCCATTGCATCACGATTTACAGATAGTGAGAATTTTGATAATTCTGTGAACCAGTCGTCAATGATAAACTCCCAATCCGCATCATTGCGCCCTCTTGAAGTCCATAATTGACCATATCGTCCGTTAAATTTTGCAAATAATCTTACAACAAAATTTTTATCAATATTGTTCATAGATATTACCTTGTTCATCGTAAACGCTCCCTTGCGGTTTGCTATATTTTGCAACCATTCTAGATAATGATTCAGTTCCATTGCCTTTAGGTATAGGCTTTGTTTGAACATTTAATGCTGCAATATCTTTTTCAAAATAACTTAATTGCAATGAATCCCATTGTCTCTCTAACATTTTTTCAAATGCTTCAATTGGTTCAATTCCTCCTAAGGCAATTTTTGTTAATTCTTTATTTAAGCCATTAATGACACGAACGGTAATTGGTTTCTTTTTTGCTTTTCGAAAATCCTGCCATTCTTCAAATAAATCCTCTGGTATTTGATGCGGATTGTTTTTAAGCATTTCATCAATATTTATTCCTATAACTCTTGGATTTGTTCCTTTTGCTCTTGTGTTTATATCTTTTTGACGTGGAGTTAATTTTTTTTGTTTAGGAGATATAGAGGTAGTATTAATATTATTAATACTTTCTTTATTTCTATTCTTTATATTATGTTCCGCTCTACCGGAAAGATTTTTCCGCTCTACCGGAAAAGCTATTTCCGCTATAGCGGAATCGTCATCTATAAGTTCTAAACGCATTTCAGGCTTTATAAAATATTTTTTCCCTTTAATAAGCTCTCTTTTTAACTCATCTTTTTTTTCAAAAAAACTTAATGCTTCGTAAACTTGGGTTTTTGCAAGGCCAGTTCTTTTCATAATGGCTTCAATCCCGACATAGCAGTGAAGACCTTTATTCCAGAATTCAAAAATGTAGGCGTAAACTTTTGCGTAACCCAAAGTGATTCCATCAAGGGACATGATATGAAAAGGAAGTATAAAAAATGTGGGAGTAAATGAATTGTTGTTGTTATTTTCATCTAACATGATATAATTGCTCGTATGTATGGATGCATTAAGCCGTAAAACTCGCCAAAACTTTAGGCACCCGGTTAAACTGAACGAATATAACGATCTTGGCGGAAGGGTATATTCATTCGACAAATTTATCCCTGGTGGAGAATAGGATTTACTCCTCCAGAGAACTAAAACGATTATGCACTAAGTTAAAAACTTATTCTAGATATTCTTAGGATGTTCCTGCAAAAAAAAGCCTATAGATTCAACAATTTGAGCGGTTATCGCATCAAGTGATTCTTTTGTCATGATTTTTCCTAGATGGCATGAGAGATTTGAGCGCAAGAGAGTTGAAAGTGAGTCATTGTCGAGCATTATTTTTATCTGATCCGTCATGTAAAAAGCTCCTAATTGTTGCGTTATTTTTGGTTATCCAATCCATGGATGTGTTCTAATCGTGCAATTCTACTCTCATAATTATTAACTCTGAAATCTAAATCCTTAACCCTTAAATCTAAACCGTTTACAGACATACATAAACTTGTAATAAAAAAAATCACAATTACAGCAATGACTAGCAATAAATTAATCCAATATCGGTCGTTATTCATGATTATCTGCCATTAATTATCCTTACTCGCCTTTAAAGCCCCATTAGTTTCTACCTCTAAAATACACTGCTTGTCGTACGGTATTTTTTGTTTCTTTACCCATAACCAAACGGTTTGATGATGTACATTCAATGCTTTTGCAACCTGGCATTGCCTATGGTGAAAGTAACTTAAAACTTCATTTATTGTCATTTATATCTCCTGTTTTTATAAAGTATAAGATATTTATAATATTTATGTCAAATTATAAAAATATAGTTGACTCTCACTAAACAATGATTTATATTTTCTAAAAATCATTATTAAAAACTAAGTGGAGTAAAAACGATGAAACCTGCACAAATCTACGATATACTTGAGTCTGGGCAATTTCAGGATGAGATTGAGATGAAACTAAAGGATTTAAACATGTATGAACTCATGGGAATTGATCATGATGTTCACATAAAGCGTAATGACAAGTTCGGATTTGATTTAGAAATAATCAATGATGAAGAAAAGATAGCTTATGAACACAAGGGTTTGCACCCAATCGCCGTTGAATCCCTAGCATCGTTCTGTCGTGGTTTTCTGCATAGTTACTCTCACGTTTTAGATGGGGATTTACTATGATTACTATACAACAACGACAAGAGCGCATGTTAGGTATTGGTGGTAGTGATTTACCGATAATACTAGGTCTATCAAATTACAAAACGCCCTACCAGCTATATCTTGAGAAAACAGGGGTCGTGCAACCTGATGATGAAATGTCGGATTTCCAATACTGGGGACATAAGTTAGAAGATGTGATACGTCAAGAATTTGCAAAACGCAACAATGTTACAGTGGAATGCCCTGATACAATTACGCACCCCTTCCATGAGTTTCTACGAGGAAATGTCGATGGCTTTATCCCTGAGTGGAACGCCATACTTGAAGTTAAATGCTCAGCCTCCTGGATGACATCAAATTGGGGCGAGGATGGTAGTGACGTAATACCTATGCAGTATCTTGTACAAGTCGCCCATTACTGCGCAATTACTAACGCTGATTGTGCGTATATCGCAGTGCTTATAGGTGGAAATGATTATCGCGAGTTTAAGTATGTGCGTGACTTAGCGCTTGAAGCTAAAATCATCGATGCAGCTAAGACATTCTGGGATTGCGTACAAACCCGTACACCTCCTGCGGCAATTAACCAAATAGATTTAAAGCTTATGTTTCCAAAGCATGACCCAGAAAAGTCTGTGGTTGTGGAGCCTGAAATTAAAGAGCAGTTAGAGACTCTAGCAGAAACTAAGTTTAAGATTAAACAGCTTTCAGAAGTTGAAGATCAATATAAGTTTAATATTATGCAATTTATGCAAGATGCAGAATGCCTGGTAAATGAGGACAATGTCCCTATAGTGACCTGGAAGGCAAATAAACGCGGTTCTAGAACATTTTTGATGAAGGGGATTTAATGAATACAGAATTAGTAGAGTTAAAGCAGGAATTGGTTATAGCCCAACAACAAAATGAGATTATGTCTCTAAAATACCAACTGCAGAAAACACAGGCCGAAAAGGCCTCAAGGTTGGAAGATAGTTTATTGGCACCTGCGCTATATGAGCACTACCAGAAAGTGTCTGTAATGCTCTCTAAATCGGGTGTAATACCTAATGCATACAAGGGCAAGCCTGAAGATATATTCGTAGCCATGGCCATGGGATATCAATTAGGCTTTCCGGTTGAGCAATCACTACAGGATATAGCTGTGATTAATGGTCGACCCTGCTTATGGGGTGATGGCTTGTTGTCATTAGCGCTTAATCATGCAGAATGCGAAAGTATTGATGAAATTCCTATCATAGACGCCAAAGGCAATCTTGTAGGCTATCAATGCACAGTTGTACGCCGAGGTCATAAACCACATACTAAGCAATTTACGTTACAAGACGCGAGTGTTGCGGGGCTATTGTCTCGCGGCACGGTATGGAAGGCATATCCTGAGCGTATGTTACAAATGCGTGCCAGGTCGTTTGCAATACGCGATAAATTTGCCGATGCATTACGTGGTTTGCGTGTTGCTGAAATTGAGGATGAAGACTCTAGAATCATAGATGTTGAATCTACAGTAACCGTACATGGACAAACACAAGTTGAAAAACTTAAATCAATTTTAGAGGGACAAGTAAGTGATAATGACAATAATAGCGATATTGATGACAATAATAGTACTACAACACTTATTACTAAAGCAGAAGTTCAAAGAAAACATGGAAGTATTGGAGCTATTAGAGCGGACAGAAATACTTTTAGGACAGCTACGAGCGAACAAATAACCAGGATTCATGAACTATTCATAGAAAAAGATTTTAGCAAAGATAGAATGTATAAAGCTATGGATTATTATAAAATCGACGCAATAGAAGAACTCACGGATGTTGAAGCGCAAGCATTCATAACGCAATTGGAAAAAGT